ACGCACTACCGTTTTTGATTGTAAATGCGCCAGCCGCAGCCGCGTAAATTACAATTTGACGAATGCGTGAACGTGAGTCACCAACAACAGCCGCAGAGTCACCTTGCGTGAAGTTATATGCCTTTACTGGACCAGCCATACTAGCCTCCTATTACGCTAGGTTATTGTTTTGAGCGTATAGAATAGTAAAACGAACCAAACCCGCAGTTGTTGCTGCTGAAGTAGTTACAGTCAAACGAATATCTGCTGCTCCTGTATCTTGCCAAGCAAGTGCAGCACCAGCTTCAGTAGTTGGGTATTTGCGCCCAGCAGTTGTTCCACTTGCAAAAGTGTTAAGAATTGTTGCTGCACCACCAACAGTATCACCAACACTCAAGTTGGTTGTAGTATTTGCCGCAGTAATAACATCAATTACACAGTCAATGATTTGTGAATTTGCAGGAATAACAACGTCAGTAACAGACGCAGCTAAAGCTCCACCAGACAAGTCTGCTGAAAAAGTTTGCGTCATAACTACTTGACCGACGTTAGCAACGTCAGAACCAAGTGTAGTACCTGTTGTATTCTTGATTGTTCCAGCCTTTATCGGGCCTGAAAAAGTTGTAGTACCCATGTTAGTCTCCTGTCTGGGTTAGTCAGTCGCACCATGCAACTGTCAGGGATAAATTAACCATAACATAAATCAGAAAAAAAGAAAGGGGCCACCGAAGTAGCCCCAAAGTTTACAGGGAGGATAACCTCACTGTATCACATTTTATGCGCCGGGTGAACCGAACACTGCGCGTGGGTCGCTAAAGCCGAAGCTATAACGTTCACGAGCCTTGAAGCGCATGTTGCCTGTGTCGAAATCAGCTTCCATGTTTGTTCTCATTGGAGAACGCTCAAAGTGCTTGAATCCGTTAGGCGCATCAGTTTTGATGAAGAACGCATCTGGGTCAGTCAAGAAGTGGTTTACAGTGTAACCCTCTGGAACCATACCCATGTTACGAATCGCATTGATGTCATTGTCGGCTGTGCCAACACGCAATGTTGATTCCAACAAACGATCTGCAACGAATTGCAGTTGTGGTGGAATGATCAACTTGGTGCCACGAAGGGCAATGATCATGTTGCGTTCATCAACGAAAGTAGAGATGTCAATCAAAGCATTCTCAAGCGAAGTTTCGTTCAAGTCTGCTGCGGTTGACGGCTCATTGCGGAACGTACCACCACCAGCTAGTGGGTGATCAGTTGCACAAAGCTCTTTACCATCGCCACCTGCAAAGTTGCTGTCAAACGCATTGTTTAAAACAGCAGCCGCTTTGACCTGCTTTGTGTGTGCCATAGAACGCGCAAGCGCCTTCGTATAACGCGCACCAAGACGATCATACAGGTTGTCTTCGATTGCTTCTTCAGTCAATGCGAACGCAAGCGCCACTGTTTCGTGTGAATAACGAGCAGTGTATGCTTCATTTGCATTGTCGAACTCAACGCCAGAACCTTCAGATTTTGTGGGAGCATTCCCAAATCCGACCAACATCACTTCCTCTTCAAATGCACGGTCAGATGTTTCCGTGTCGAAGATTTCCGCATGTTGATTCTCATAGCGGTCATATTCCATACCGAATAGAGCGTTCAGGCCCGGCTCAAGTTCTTTGACGAGTTGGGAGCGTGAAATAGCCATAACTCAATCTCCTTATGCCAAGCCAGCGGTTCCACCGCTGAACAGGTGGTTGTTGATTTTCACGATCACGTTAGTGTTCGCAGACGAAACATCGCTGTTCTCAGGGTCTTGAGAAATGTCGATGGCTTTCAACGGCAATGTTGCAGTTGTTGCACCAGTCGTCACATCAAGCTCCATACGAGAAATACCAGAAGTGGTATCCCCAACTGGAGATTGATCAACAATGTCGAAATTACCAGCCAAGTCAGCCACAGGGAATGTGTCATCAGCTTGAATTTCGAATGTTGCACCCGGATCATCAATAACATTTGCCATGATGTCGGATGCGGCAATGCTACCGGGGTAGCTGTTTGCAAAAGTTGGCTTGCCAGTCGTTGGGTCAGTATAGAAACACCCGTTGAACACACCAAGGATCAAACCTGATCCTCCTGCGGCAACACGTTCAATACCGCCGCCTGTAACCATTGCAACAAGGTCGCCTTGGAAAATAGCGGTGCCATAGCCTGAAGCAATCCGATAACGGTTTTGCTGCTGTGAGCTAATGCTTGTACGAACTGGACGAAGGCCAAAAGAGGCGTCTTGATTAGCCATTTTCTTTATCCTTCAGTTTATCCGCCTTTTCGACCAGAGCCGAACGAGACAGAAGATTTACGTTGCGGAGCAAGTTTCGGCATAATTGGATTGTTTTCTTGCATCCAATCATTATCCACTGCATCCATTTGATTTTTTGTCACACCTTTATAGTGATCTTTCCGCTGCTGAACCAATTCGACGGGCATACGTGCGAGAACAAGTCCGCCGTTGCCAATGACACCAGCGTTACGCCCTTCGTCTACTACAGGTCCTATCCAATCTGGGTAATCCTCTGCGCGAACGAGGTCCCAACCTTCTTGCCGTTTCTTATGAACGTTAGTTTTGTCATCAAATTCCATCACAGATTCACGAATCCAACGATGAACATATCCGATGGGGGGTTCAGGGGCATCTAAGGCCGAGCCGGGACGCCATTCTGTTTTGCGCTCTGTGCGCTCCCGCGATTCTACTTCGCGTGATGTCCGATTAGCCATATCAATTACTCCTGTCTTTGCTCTAAGCGAGCAACTTCTTTTGCATACCTATCCAATGGGATACGCATTTTTTTGGCAAACGCCACTTGACCCGGTGTTAATTCCACCGCTTTTTTCCGCCCTGATTTTACAGACCGTCCGTTTCCAGACGCGGGAGCAACAGTCTGGGCGTTGGACCGCTTCTCCTTAAACTTTTGAGGCATCTCTCTACGCATACGAGTGTCGATTTCTTTGTAGTAATCATCACTGGTAGGGTCGAAACCTTCCTCTAAAACTAACTGTTCATGAATTGCTTGCGCTGCGCGAGTCATTAGTCGGTCTTGACCAAACCACTCGTTCTTACCTAGCCAACTTTGCAGCTTTGGATCAGGTGCCTGTTGTGGTGCAGCTTGTTGTTGTGGTTGCTGTTGAGCAACTTGTGCTTGCTGTTTTGCAACTTGCTGTTGCTTTGCAATCTTAGCTTTTTGAACGCGTACACGCTCTTTGGCTATCGCAATCTTTGAAATGGCTTCTTGGGCATCTGCGACTTTTTCATAATCGCCTGCCTCCATAGCTTCAGCCAAAGCGCGTTTGGCTTGAGACTCTTGAGCCTTCAAGCGACCTTCTGCTTCAGTATTGTAACCAACGCTCATTTGCTGCAAGCGTTGCTTCATCTGATTGTTTTCAGCTTGAATTTGCTGTGCGTACTGAACAGCCGCCTGCGCTTCTTCAGCAGCAGCGTGTCTTTTCGCGGTTAATTCTCTAATACGTTTTTGAACAGATTGGCTATATTGATCTAACTCTTCATCTCCAGAAGACTTATCTCGAACATTTGTTCGGCTTTCTTCTTCGGAGTCGTCTGAAGAAGCCTCAACTGTATCTTGATCATCATCATCAAGTTCTACAGATGTATTTTCTTCAAGTTCTTCGTTTGCACGAATATCTTCAGACATAGACATTTCCTTGTTCTCCCTTCACTTATACATATGAAATGTCTTTTGGGTCAAGAATCGTGGCAATAATATTATCGTCATTTATGATTCTTACCTCAAGACCTTCCACTTTGAACCTATTTCCAGCATATCTTCCTATAAGAACCCAATCCTTTTCATTACACCAAGGACCATTTGGGAACTTCTGGGGGTCTTTGTATGCATCTGGACCCAACCTAACAACGTAAGCCGCAACAGTTGCAAAGGATTCACGATCACGAATCTGATCGGGAACGATAATACCACCTTTAGTCTTTTCACTGGGATAGTAAGGGATAATGAGAACACGATAGCCTGTAGGCTGTGGTAATCTCTCTATGGCTGAACTCTCCATCTCGGATGGATCACGTTCATTTTTACTTTCCGCACCTTTGCCAAACGCATTCTGAATGGGTTTGGGCATTTCTGCGTTTTCTTTTATTGCCTTACGCGCAGCCTTCGCAACGTGATCTGGCACAAATAACTTATCAGTCATCCGCGTACTCTATGCCTTTCATCGCGGTTTTGATTTCATCTTCAACGTAGGTCATTCCGCGTATTTCGCCTACGATGTACCGATACTCTTCAAAAGTTTGTATCGAACCGTCCGCGAGCTTGTCTTTAAGACGCACATCACGCTCACGTATGCTTTTTAACAGATATTCTGCAAGATTTAGTGCGTCCATACCGCATATAGTATGCGATTATACGGGAAACACAAGTATAATTACCAAAAAATCAGAAAATGCCTTGGAATCTCTGGGGTCTAGCTATTTTGCTAAACTTTCTTACGAGGCCGCCCCCGTTTTTTCGCTGGGGCTTTGGCTGCTTCTTTCTTTTTGGCTTTTGGCTTTTCAACCCACGCTTCGTTTTCTGGGGTTTTTGGGTCATCTTTTACAAAATGTCCTTCCTCATTACGCGCTCTTACCATTTCTACAGGAATTTTTTGAACAACACTTGATGCAGCACGTTTTGCCGCACGAATTTGTTCGACCATTTTATCTCTTACTGATCCCATTTTAATTTCCCTTCATCCTAGAGTTTAACGCAGCAATGTCTCTCTGTGTTTGAATACGCTCTTCCGCTACGCGTGAACGTTCATCAATCGCTTTCTCTTGAGCATCAATGCGCTGTTGTGCGATTAGAACATCATTACGCTCTTTCTCGCCTTCCATTTCCTGCTTGGCGTCAAACTCCTGCTGCTTACGCTGCATGTCCGCTGCCTTCAGTTGCAGTTCTTGATTTCGAATATCTACAAGTGGATCAGATTGTGGAGGTGGGGCCACCGCTTGTGCAAGCTGTTCTGTCATCTCCGCTATGATTTCAGCCGCACGAGAGTCGATCTGAGGCTTGAATTGCATCATTGGGTCCATAGGTGGCTGACCGGGCTGTGGCGGCATCATCTGCGCTTGCTGTTGCATCATCTGCATTTGCTCTGGCGGTATCTGAGACATAATCTCTTGCTGCGCCTGCTGTTCAGCCATCAAGCCAATATGCTCCTGAATATGCCCCTGTAACGCCATGATAGACTGTGGGTTCAACTCCATAGCAGGCGTAGACATCACAGCCATGTGTGTTTCAATGTGCGCTTGGTGATCTTGGTCAGGGAACGCTTGTAATGGCGCTCCCTGCAATGCCATCTGGTTCTCTTTCGCAGCGTTCATAGGCTGCGGTTGAGGCGGGGGTGGAAGAATGGCATCTATGTTTGTTACACCAAGAGCCTCGTACATCTTACGGTACGCGGCATACAGACCCTGTGGGCCACCGTGTATTTGCGGATTAGATTGCACTAACTGTAGTTCAGTTTGCGCCAAAGCAATCCTTTGCGACATAGAGAAAATATTGGGATCAGAAACTGGTAGGACATCAATTTGACCTCCAAAGTCTTGCACGAAAATCTCTGGACCCATTTGCATGTCCGCTTGATACGGATAAGACTGGATCGTTTCAGAAAAGATTTTCGCAAGTAATTTAAACTCAATCTTCTGCGAATAATGTAAACGCTTGTGAATCGCGGACATAACTTTTGTACCACGCTCCATAATCGCCATCGTCGTGCCAACAGGCGTTTCACCGCCCATCTCACCAACCTTGAGGTCAGCCATAGACGCGAAACGGCGTCCTGCATCCACTAGGGTTCCCAAAAGGTTATAAAGCGTCCCTGAAGGCTCTTTGAAGGGGAGTGGCATCAAGGAGCCTTGCAGGGTGCCTCCAACCACATCAATATCGCGGAACTCACCCGGTTGAAGGGGATTGTCTTCATCGCGGATACGAGCGCCACGGGCTTTAAAGCCTGCTGGAAGATTGGAGAGGGTGCCTGCATCAATAAGCTGACGCAGGATCGACGTTGACGCTTGAGCTAACCCACCAATCATGTGAGTCAAACCAAGGCCATAAAAACCAAGACCGGGCAGAAACTTATAATGCACGAAATACTGCTTCGCACGTTTCATAGGGTCGATTTCCATATAGTTACGACGAATAGCCAATACCTCGCCAGAATCAGCAATGATTGTGACGATATATGGCAATTTCAAACCTGTCGGCTCGCCATCTGCTCCCATGTCCTCAAAGCCCTCAATATCAAGGCTTGTATGGACCTCATACAAAGTTAAATCT